GTTTGCGGATACGGTAGCGGATGACGCGGGCAAAGCCAATAACCCAAAACCAACTATATCCCCCAGACGCAACGCCGATAGTTTCACGATCACTAATGAGTTTTGCCAAACGGTTAAGATCTACACTTAAATCATTGTCAAATACGACATGCACATACTGCCCAACACACGGGCATCCCGCGCCATGAAGCTACTGCAAGAAATCGTGGCAAATCCGCCTAAAGAATTGATCAAAGAAAAAGAGGATGCTTGAAATGATTAATATTAGCGATAACGATAGGCAAAAAAAGTTGCGATCCGTTTGTGACACAACGGAGATCACGCTATGAAGATCAAGGGCGCGATCATCATTGTTGGGAGCTTGCCGATCTCAATGAGACGGGACGAACTGCCAGAATTTCAGGGAAACTTCGTTATCTCGAGGGATTCCCTACCTGCTCATGTCGCAGACTGGGTTGAAGCCGTAACGCGATCAATAGAGGATGCTTGAAATGAATGACCTGACGAAGATCGAAAAGCCGTTCGGGCTGTTGGACGCGGAAACGAAAGCGGCACTGAATGCGCATGGCGGGCCGTATGAGTGGGTGACATCTGGCGGTTGGGTTGAAATCGAATGTCAGGGTTGGATTCCAGCTATGACCTACCGCGTCAAGCCGCAGTCCGTGCGGGGTGAAGTGGTGCTGACTGGGATGTATGAGAATGGTGAGTGGTCATTTGGGGCGGTTGTGCTCAGAGAAGACACCCACCGTATCACCCTGCCAACCATCGGCAGCAAGCTAATCCTCGGCGCATACACCGGGCCTGACGGCTCAACCATCACGATTGAGACGCTGAAATGACCTTTCGCGAACGACTGGCAGATTTGATCAGCGGAGGGGCTTTGACGCGGGATATAGCGATTAATCGCATCAATGGAGATACGATTAAATCCAACGAAAATGCAGCGCGATCTGCTCATCGCGACGCAATGGTATTTGCTGGTATTGCAAAAAAGTATGGTGCAGCCCTGCGCGAAATAGCCGCCGAAGCCAAGCCCACCAGCAACGCCACCGTCCGCCGCATGGCCCGCATTGCACGGGAGGCTCTGAAATGAAAAGGACGGCAATCATCATTGCGGCGGCGCTGGTGCCGTATGCCATCACCGCATTTACGACGCTGGATTTCTCAGTGGTAAGCATGGATCAACCTAGCCGCTTCTTTCTTGCGCTATTCACTATCTGGGCGGCAGGTGTTGGGGTGCTTATCGCAAATCACATCGGTAACAGCAAATGACCCATCACAAACCAAACCCCCCATGGTTATACGCCCTTACTGGCATCATGTGTATCATTGCTGGCATCGCGCTACTGGCAAACGCCTAGCATCCATCCGACTGTAGCTTAATGGTAAAGCCGCCCGCTCATAACGGGTTCATTGTAGGTTCAAGTCCTGCCAGTCGGACCACTACACCCATCCAGTATAACTAAACGGCGCATTACCATCGCAAACGGCATCCATCATAGGATCAAGTTGGTCATCGTGTTTACCGTTGGGGAAATAACTTGCCTCTGCCAGAAAATCACTTAGCCAAGGCGCATCTTTAGGCAAATACACATGGCCAGCCTCGACCATTGGGGCCGCGTCAAATGATCTTGTGATTTTGTCAATACTGCGCTTAATCGGTAGCACAGGAATTCCTTCGCGGGATAGGGTTTGAATAAGCCCCGTCCCGCTAACCTTATCCTCGATCTTCATGGCCCTAAGCTGGCCTATTCCAGTTTGCGCCTTGTGCTTATTCCAGAACGCCCGCGCATTGGATAATAATTCTGGCGCTTCCCATTTTCCCCTAAGCTGGTCAATAAGGTATTTCTTGCCTTCCTTGCTATGCCCCCAACATTGGAAAACAGAATAGTCGTTTTCCTCTTTGGTCTTTTGGGCCGTATCGGCATATATTGAGCGCCAAGCCATATCTGGCAAAACCTGCCAATATTGCCACCAACTATCTTTAAAGATGCCGCCGCCAAGAGGGGCAGGCCGTTGCATCATCTGCCCTGCAAAAACGTATGGCTTGGACTTTTCCTGCCTGCGCAATTCATCTATTGCAAAGTTAGAATTTTCAGGCCAGAAGCTATTGCCATCGGTATCAATTGCCGGAATGCAGAGATGTTCCCATTCCTCCCCATTACCGCCATCTAAAAGCCATCCCGACAGGTCATCTTCATGCAATCGCTGCATGATAATAATAATCGGTGTTTCTTTTCTGTTTTTACGGCTTTCCAGTGTGTTCTTGAACCATTCCAATACATTGCCGCGCATGGTATCCGATTGCGCGTCATCAGCCTTGTGCGGATCGTCAATAATGATTGCCCCGCCAAAAGTTTCGCGCATTTTGCCAGCGCCAAACCCTGTAATTGTGCCTTCTGAACCCACGGCATAAACATGCCCGCCTTGAGATGTTTTGAAATGGTCTTTCGCATTGGTATCTTCCCTGAACCGTGTAGGGCCGAATATTTCTGCAAAAGCCTCATGTCTCATAATATCACGCACTTCGGATGCGTTTGATGTTGCAAGCGTTTTTGAATAACTAACATGGATATTTTCCGCATCCGGGAAGTTCCCCATGATCCATGCAAGGTAATGCTTTACGGCAATGTCAGTCTTGCCGGCGCGGGGCGGGAAGTTAATGATAAGCCGCGTCGTCTGGCCGATAACAACACGTTCTAGCGCACTGCATATCCTGTCATGAAAAGGCGCAATCATCATGTCCGTTCCCTTTCGGGCGCGAAACATGTGGCGAGTAAATGCCAATAGATCGGTTCTAAGGTGCGCTATTTCTTCGGGCGTCATCCCCTACGGATAACAGAAAAGCCCCCACCTAGTCAAAGGCAGTGGTTATGTGGGCCTACAACCCCGCGCGATAGGCCTTGAGTGTGGCGATCAGAAGAGCGCGTGCGGGGTCTTCCAGTGAATACACCTTCAACGTGAAAATAGGCTTGCAGTCGATTTTGTCCACAAACTCGGCAAGCTCCGCCGTTGCGCCTTCAACCGTTTCTGTAACGCGCCAAAACCATTTTGGAACCAGTGCAGATTTCAGTGCTATGGCTGCGTCTAGTGAGCCGTTGTATGCGATCCCAAATGATGTCTGATGCTGATTAAGCCCAGTTCCGTCAAGGTCGCCCGGCCATATAGATTCCCCCATCTCAACCGCTGCAATCAGCTTGTCCAGTGCTTCGGATTTGGTCATTTCAGGGCATCGTATGCTTTGAGGGTTGCGTTGATCCGGGCGAGGTCGCCCTTTGCCATTTCCGAAACGTCTGACTTCCCGCGATACATGAGCGCGCCATTTGCGGCGTCCTGCACGTAATCCAGAATGCACAGGATTTCTTCGCGCATCGCCACCAGTTCCGGCGCATCGGCGCGGATGTAGCGGACAAGATCAGCCACCGGATAGTTGCCAGATGGCAAGCCGCCGTTATGAGCCAGCATTTTGATTTTCGGCGCGGTCATTCTGCGCCCCCTTTGCGGGCAGCGGGGATAAAATCCGAGAAATGCTTAGACTGCCACGACACCAAGGCATCAACCGCCGCGTCATCGTCCATCGCGTCAACAACTCCAGGTACAAGTCGAAATTTTCCGCCCCGAGAGTGTACGGCTGCGGCGTCAACGCGTGCTGCGATATCAGCCTCATCCCCGGCGGCGAATGCAATCACGCCACGCGGTAGACGATGACCAACCTTTGCGAACTCGATAAGCCCATCAGCCCAGCAATATGCCCGCGCAACCTTCGCAGATTTCAGCATTTGCGCTTTCGACATTCCATCCTCCAAAACCGTGGGGCAAATCGCCCGTTTCATTTGTCATTTCCGCTAACAACTCTTAGCTGATCTATCCACCGTTCGCAATAGTCAAATGCTTCTTCTGCCGCAAAACTATCATGCGAATGGATAGCGCGCCGCAGCTTGTCAAAATCACGCAACATAGTTTGCGCGCGTGCGGCTGTCATAAATGGCAATTGGCCTTCATTTATCATAGTGCCGATGTCTTTGATTGTGTATCTCATACTCACATCTTAACCGCCATAGTCAAACCCTTAACCGACCGCCCGTCAACGTGTAGCACGTCACCCACCATTGCAAGCCGCCCCATGTCTTTAACCAGCTTCTTAGTATCATTGGTGCGACGGTCATAGAACATGACGGTTTTACCTTGGCTGATCTGGGAAGCGGTGAAGTCGTAGTGGGCTTGCATGGTGTATCTCCTATGTGGTGGAGTATGGCGGATTATTAGGGCGTGGTCAAGCGTTATTTTGACGCAATCCTAGCAAGCGCGGCATCAACCGCTTTTATTGCTTTATCACCCGTTGCAGTGCATCCGTAAGATCGTCCATCTTCAATGACCCCAGAGTTACCCCGCGAAAGGATTTTTGCAAGAAATCCAAGAGTTTTTCCAGCTTCTGTCGGTCGTCCAAATTCATCTTCAAGCCTAGTCCCTTCGCTGATATTGATTGATATGTTAATGTTTATAGGGCTATTGCTGATAGTAGCGCCGCCTCCATGTGCATTATGCCCGATAACTGGTGCCATGTCGTCGTATGGTGATCCATACCGCATCACTCATCCCCCGCCATAGCATCCCGGATTTCCGTCAGTGTGGCGATTGCGGCGGTTAGGTCGGATGATGTCATATCGTCATAAATCTGGACGCCGCAGCAACCAAAAGCAGACATTGATTTAGTAACTGTTACCTTCCCATACACCCCCGGCACAATCTCTTTCCGCGTTACCGTGCGGACTGGTGATTTAGCGGCGCGGGTGACGATGCGCCAGTTAGTTAATGTTGATATTGGATGATCAAACAAAATTGTGTTAGCTGTATGAATTATTCCATCTGTGTGACTAACCACATCCCCGACCTGCGCGCCGATTTCTTCCAGTGTTCCGATAGTTTTCATTTTTGTTGATCCGTGATTAAAGCCAAGCGTTAGTCCACCAATCTTCATCGCCAGTTTCCATCCAATATTTTGCGCAAATCTCATACTCACCGAATTCCATAGTGCGCTTTTTGCCAACGTATCCGACCCAGTTTCCGTAGATGTTCTTGCTGATCTTGCGCATTTCCGTATCCTTGTTTGCGTTTCCGTTATCCCCTTATCGTATATCGCGCAGGGGCGGTCAAGTGTTATTTTAGGCCAGCTTAAAAGAAAGTCGTAGGCCCTTCAATTCGTCAAGATGAATGCCATCTTTTTCATAGATCAACCCGAACCCGGCAGAAGTCATTGCGTGGATGATTGCGTCACGATACTTCGCATAGCTTGTGATATGAGCGTATGCGCCAAGGATAGTTGCGCGCTGAATATTGATACCAGCCTTTTCAAGCAACGATTGCAGCTTGGCAGATTTTTCACTAATCGTCATGGTCATATCCTCTTGTTACCCAAACAATACACTATGCCGCACGCCAGTCAACACTAAATCAACACGGCAACGTAAAATAAATCCGAAGAAACCCCGCATTTTTCGCTTGCAAGGCCGGGTGACAGGGTGTAGTTATGTTGACAAGGAAACGCTAGATGAGGATGATGGATATGGAAAAGTTTGAAACCGCCCTGATGACCGCACTCGAAAACAACCTGAAAGCTGGTATTGATACCAACAAGTATTTTAACGCAGTTCTTGATGAAAAGTTTGACGGCGAAGGTTACGGCGACAATTACTACGAGATCCGTGGTATCCACACCGAAAACGGCAACCCTGTAGTTGTTTCGATTTAATCCTTAACCCCAGCCGCAACAATCCTGATAACACTAGGGCGCATAGAACCGTCGCTGCTGGTGTTATCGACTTCCAATTTGTCGCCATAGGTCTTAGGCCGAAGTTTTCCAGCCATCCACTTGCGCGTATCAATCCGCAATCTTGCCCTCTGGATGTTCTCACCGTTTGCAACCCATCCGGGGTTTTCAGGGTCGTTTCGCGTCATCCAGTCGTTGCGGCTATCGTCTGCGATATCAAGGGCTTCGTCAAAAATAGCATCGGCTTGCGCTTCCCGCGCGCGCGCGTATTGCTTAGCAAGT